TCAATGTCATCTCCTAAACCTTTAGATGCGCTCGGCTTCGCCATTTTGGAAGTCTTCGTAGTCTTCCCCGATTTCTTCTCGGACATATTCTTTGGATTTTTTTAATGTATCAAATATGGAGAACAGACTGATGCCTGTCTCCTTTTCTATATCCCTCATTGACATATCGGTGGTGTGGTATATCTCAAACATCTTTTGGTCATACCAATGTTGGTCTTCCATCACCTGCCATACCTTGTCAATAAGGCGTTCAAACCCTTCGGCTTGTTCTATATCAAATAATTCTTCTTCTTGGTCGTACTCTACCATATCCCCTGTGAAGACAAGGAACTCTTTCTTCTTTTGGGCTTGGCGTACCATATTGCGAATAGTGACCCATACAAACAACTTGTTGGGTTCACCCTTGTACATTATGCGCTCTGGGTCTTCTATGTACCTGTTCAAGCGGATGTACATCTCTTGCACAACATCTTCAGCGTAGTCTCCTGCGCCAAAACTGTGTGCCATCTTCAGCCACTCCTTGTGCTTGGTTGCTAAAAGGTCAAGTACGGTCATTGCCTTCAGTTGCCCAAGTCAATACAAAAGCAAAAACCCCAAAGCACAACTGCAAGGAGTGGTACTTGGGGTCTTCATAATCATCATTCATCTCGGAGTTCCAATAGTTAATACCTACCAGAAATCCTGCAAGGGGTGCTATGTCAAGTGCAAAGTTCATTTTGATGTAAGCGGTTTATTTCCTGTTCTTTAAGATACAACTTTTCACGAGTTTCTAACAACTCTTCCCTCAAGTTATTAACACGAACTATTAACATAGCATTTTCTCTTGCAAGGCTCTGCTCAAAAGTCTCATCTCCTCCCTGTAATCTCTTAACGATGTCACAGGCATCTTGGTAGAATCTTGGGTAGGCTCTATCGTATCGTAAGTTCGTGTCGTGCCACTTCGTTGCGTGGATAACCGTAGCGTGGTTCTTCTTGGTTACTCGTGCGATCTCTAATGTAGAGAACAAATCTCGTGCCGCAACCATAAACGCAAACCTTGCCATCACATTCTTATGTTGCCTTGATGGAGTGATGTGGTTGATTCTAATGTATTCGTTGTACTCTTCTTGTAATAGTAATTCGGTTGGTCTCATTTTAGATTTTCGTTAAGGTTATCTAATCTACTTTCGTATTGCTTAATTAGTTCAGCTTGTTTTCTAATGGTTAGTTTAAGGTCGCTATTCTTTGCTTCCGCATCCCATACCATATGTTGTACATCCTCTACCATTTCTATAGCAGTAGACATAGCAGTATAGATACTTAATAGGTCTATGAAGATGTCCATCTCGTATCCGTTGTTCGTGTCCTGTGGCTTTAGGGCGTGGGCGATGTTCATCAAGTCACTATTCTTCTGGCGTAACCATAGAAGAGCAATGCTCTTACTTCCTCCCCTCCAATTGTAATTCTCTTCCATCTTAAAAAGGTAAGTTACTTTGTTTCTTCTCCTTCATACAAATTAGATTCTCTCCGTGAATCTCAAAACCTACATTATCAGGCAAACTACGAAATCTTATTGGTTCATCCATAGGAGTCGGTCTACCACCTGTCTCTACCTCCTTTACCTTTCTTATGTGTACTTGGTTGTACATCCATTCGGTAGGGTGTTGAATATAACGATGGATGACCACAAAGTCATCAGCTCGGTTCACAAACTTACCTCCTCCTTCAATATCAGCAGAACTTGGTGGTATAGGGTGACCTGCATACTCGTGTCCTGCTGCGTGTTTCATACGCAAGGCAGAAGTTACTGCGTGAGTGTTTAACCAGATGCTCACATCGTGTTGCTTTGCCCATTGTCTAAAATGGGTAGCCACCTCATAGTCGTACTCGTGACCTCCAAGAGTTGAGAACATATCCTTGTCCTTTACTAATGAGTTGTAAGGGTCAATCAAGAAACCATCAAACCCCTCTTGGTGATAGATGTCAGTAGCCTCCTCAATTAAGTCCTTATAGGTGTACATCTTCTTATCGGTGTCTATAATGATGAAGTACCTCTGGATTAAGTCTTGAGCCATATAGAACTCATCTTCTTCTATCTTGTTGATGGGCTTACCCAAGAAGAACTCCGATATTTTCTTTACCAACGATACAGGTGTGTTCTCGGAACTAAATACCAACCATCGGATGTCGTTGACTATAGATTGGAGGAGCATCATATACAAGGTTACGGATGTCTTCCCGACATTGGCGTGTCCAAGTATCACATTAAAGTTTCCTCTCTTGAAACGAAAGTGGGCATCCAAGTTCCATTGACCGAACTTTAGCCCTTCCTTGACTTTGCCGTTTCGCACATCATCAAGTTTACCGAACACATCGGCATAAGATATTTTTGACATAGAGTGTTTGAGTTAAAAAGGGAGGGCAATGCCCTCCCCTAATATACATCTTTAGAATGGTAAACCATCTTGGTCTACAGGTTGTGATTCCTCACGCCCTTGAAAGTGTTGCTGATGAGTTGCTTGGGCTTGGGCTGCGCCCTTCTTCATTACCCAATCAGCAAAGGTCTGTGCATTCGCAATGACTTGTTGAGGCGTACCTCCCAACTCGGCTGCTGCTTTTAATGCGGTTTGTCTAATAATGCTTTCATCCTTTGAGGTGGTTGAACCTCCAGAAGTGGTAGGTGCATTATTTGCATATTGAGGGTTAACAGGCTTGACCGTGTAGTAGGTCTTGCCGTTGTACTCTCTTGGAATGTAATCGTAAGTAGCCTCTTGTCCTACTACGAACTTGTTTTGATTCGGGTCTTTGGAATTGTACTTCCCATTATCTCCGTTCTCAAATGTTACATAGAACCCATAAAGCGTTCCATACTGCCCCTGATAAGGCTCTCCTGCGGACTTAATGTCCTTGACAATAGATGTTTTAGTCATCGTATTTAAATTTAGTTAATAGTTCAAAGTTAATTAAAATGTTGATATGTCATCAACCCAGATGGGAGTTTTTTCTCCCACATAACAATTAAATGTATTGTAATCCAAAAACTCTATGGCTTCTTCCCAACTCATATCTCTGGACATTACTTCAATGCACTTTTCTCTTGAATAGACAACCTTCCAAAGGTTTGGCTCAAATCCAATGATAGCATCATCAAGACCATCAGCAAAAAGAACCTCATCTTCTTGAGCGTATCGCTCAATTATTATTTCCTTCACTTAATACAGGATTTATGAGTTCAACTTCAACTTCACAATAATTCCTTTCAACATCCTTGTCATAGCGGATAGTGAGCTTGTGATAGTATTTAGGACTGTCATCAGGAATCCATCCGTTAGCAACGAGAGTATCAGCAACAAACTTTGAGACAAGTACATTATTGTCCACATCGGCACGAGTATTGTACCTAATACTGATAGTGCAGCCCTCTGCACAATGGTGGTCGTAACGAGCCAATTCTTCTTCAACGATTTTTTTATAGCCATCTTTAATTTTTTTACGATATGTCCAATGCTTACCTGCATATAGACTATTTAGACTTATAGTTTTTGGCAATTTCAGCAGAAGTCTCAAGGTATTGTTCATAAGCGATGTATTCTAATTCTTTCTCTAAATGGTCAATAGCCTTTTGGATATCCTGCTCAATAGGGTTGCCCTCTTTCTTACCTGCTCGTAGGAGATAAGCAATGGCTACACCCAAGTTGTAGTTATCTCTTTGAAAGTCCATACAGACATCAAAGGCTTCTATCTGCTTGTACTTACCTGAATAGTAACTTGGTGTCAACTTCCGTTTGATGGTACTTTGAGAGTTGGGCGGAGTTGCCTCTGTATTGTAACCGCCTGTCATCGTAGAATCCGAAGTGGAGGTAAAAGTGGTCTCGTAAGGTGATTTCGTTGATTTCATATTCTTCTGGGTATTCGGAGATATTATATTTCGGTTTCATTACTTTCCTTAAACGCTTTAAACAAGTTCATTGCTGATTCAGCACTAATTCCTTTTAGAGAGTAGTCTCTAATAATAAACTCTCTCAAGAGTCTTACTTCGTTTGCGAGTGCCTCTACACGAGCCTCACACAGTTCCAGATATTGGTCTTTAATGTCCATAGTGATTTTGATTTGATACGAATGTACACAAAATTATTTACATACAACATAGAGACAAAAAAAAAGAGGGAGGTGTCTATTAGACACAACTCCCCCCTTATATAAATTATATAGAGTTATAAAAAAAAGAGGCTATAAGCCTCTATTTATATATTTATATATCTATCTCTATTAGTGTAGAGGCTTACAAGCCTCCGCCTCTATAACTTTATATATACAAAGTTCTAAATAAAAAATGACACTATCAAGTTTTGTTATTCACAGACTACTTAACATTACCTCTCTTGTCAAGAGTGCGTACCGCAAAGTATCCACCTACTACCGTTACACTCAACATATTCCATAGGCTGATCCAACTTTCGTTGACATCTACCCAACCTAATCCATCAAAGAAGGTCATAAACACCAAGAATGCTATCACGACAATTAAGGTAAGAGGTCTTACATTCTTACTCAACCAAGAGTCCGATGTCATATCGGATTTCCATCTACTGCTTATCTCGGCTTCAATAGAGGCTCTTATAGCCTCTTTCTCCTCTGGAGTGGATACATACCTATCTACGACATTAGAAACCGCTTCTATGGTCTCCTTTGCGCTCTTTCCGAGTATTTTGTTTAGTAGTGGGTTCATTACAATTCTTTTTACAGGTACATTCCTTTGGTTCAGTTACACACCACTTACGAACCACAAGCCTCACATTCAGGGTTGTCTATGCTACAAGCCTTGTCGTTTGCCGTGTCTTGGGTGAGTTCATTCACAAAGTCCTCAAAGTCATTTGAGAATCCGAAGTCCGTGTCGTTCATCGTATGTTCTTTAGTCTTTCGTTTTCTTTAGTTAGGAAGTGTACCTCCGTTCGTAGAGCGTGTACTTCAGCAGTCAATGCCAATACCTTTTCATTGCTTTCAGTAAGCAAATCCTCCAATCGTTGTACACGATGTTTAAGGTCATCACGATAGGCGAAGTCCTCTTCACGATCCATCTCTCTCTCCTGTTGCTTTGATTTAAGTCTTGCCTCCCAAAACTTCCACGCTGCTCCAGAGGTTAGTGCGGCTATTACCGCTATGATTACGCCTTGTTGTTCCATTGTTTATGCCAAAATTCGCTATGTACTCGCTTTACACTACTCAATGAGGATAGCCATAATACCACCCATCCCCAATGAGAAGCAGAGTTATTAAGATAACCACTCAAAGCGTAAAATGTTACTGTTGTGCTAAAGACTGTAAATGAGAGTAGTGAGGCAGTCTTCCTTAAATGTATGTCTTGCCGAGCAACGGCAAAGAGCTGAAACCCTCCTACTAACAAACCATAGATTTGATATACAGGCATCCAACCTAATTCTATAATAGTCGCAGGGAGTAATAAGATGAAGTTTAACATCCCCAACATTATTTCCGTAGGTTGACTATCGGCATAGAGGAATATCTCCTTTAGATTGTTTAAGCAACGCTTTACCATTTCTTGTATCGTGTCTTTCCGTTTTCTTTATATGCTACAAGCACCTCGCCTCTATTGCCTTCAGTTTTGTAACTACAATGTACCCACGCAAATTCTCCAAGATCATCAGGAAACTCCCCAATGAGTTGGTCAAAGGTTAGGTGGTCTTTAATAAACAAGAAAAGCTCACGATTCGTGAACCCTCCGAATACTTGTGCATCAAGGTCTAAAGCCTCCCCTTTGGAATGCTGCGACTTTTTTGATCCACCGATTAAATCGTTCAACTCCTCGCTTCGGTAACCAGAGGTAACCGCTAACGGCTTTCCAAAATGATTGCGACAAGGCTGAAAGATATTCTTGGCTACTTCCTTCAAAGCAATTAGATGCGTTGCGGTTGGTGTATTCGCAATCCCGTTGCGTAAAGCAGTCACAGATTTTGTCGCTTCGGCAAGGCTTAAATTGTCGCTTAACTTCATTCTTCATCTGTTAAATAGATTGACCCTACACCTTGAGCTCGGACAGAACCATCACAACATTCTCTTGAGTAAGTGTTAGTGTCCCAACACAAGCAACCCCTCCGACTGTTCTTCGGAGAGGTTCTTGAGGGAATGTAGTTTTTGTCTTCCATTAGATCAGATCTTCTTCAGGCTCTGGGAAGTATTCAGGGTGCAACTCCTTACACTTTTCAGTCCACTCACGAATAGCAGAACTGCTTCCGAAAGTATGAACGCCCATAGGCGCACACCATACCATAGCAGAGTCCCAAGATTCAACAGGCTCACCATCCCATAGCACATCAATATGGTAGGTAGAAGATAGTACAGGTGCGGTGAGTTCGTTTCCTTCCTCATCGTATGTACCTTCGGTTTCTACCAAGTGTCCAAGATGTACGATAGCGTG